TTATTGGATATATTCTTCCAGCCCTTCTTTTTTTAACCATTCGTTTAAAAGTTCATCCCAAATATGACGTATACATATTTCACTGCATGCTTCTTCTGAACTATTACTAATTCCCTTTTTAAACATATAGGAAGTTGTTAATTTATAGTAGCCATCTTGAGTCTCACTCGTAAAATACCTACCGCAGAAAGTGCACTCCATTTTACGTACACGACTAGATTTTTTATTAAATTCTTTAAACTTATAAACAGGCATATTAGAATGTACGTATCTCCCTTGCCTCTCAAAATCAAATCCCGACTGAGATATTTTTGTTTCTTTATTTCTAAAATTAATTATTTCGTTAATATCATCATTTTCATAAGTTTTTTTTATTTCTTCTATTATTTTAAAAACTTCTTCTTTTTTTAAATGATACCCCCTCTCGTCTACTAGTACATAACTATCTCTATTTTTGAACTCATCCGGAAACAATCTAATAATTCCAGTTTTTCTTCTTGTAATCATTTTTACCACCCCAATACTAATTATAACAAAGGATACCTCTTTAAAGATGACTTCGTATTCTGATATTATAAAAAGAGAATATAAGAAAAGAGGGATAAATTATATGACACTCATTTCATATGCTTCCAATAAAGGTTACATAGGAATCCATCCTGAAGGTATTCCAAATGAATTAAAGAACAAAAGAATCATTATACAAGATTTAGATATTGAAGGTAATATTATACAAGAATGCGTTGCAAATGAAAGCGATAAAGACACGATGCTAGCTTCCCTCGTCGCAAAATACGGATTTACAGCCTTAACTCCTCAAAAAGCTTTACTTAATTTTACGGACGAGGAAAGAAAGATAATCAATTATATAACTGACGATACACTGAAATACCTTACTGAAAAACGAATAAAAGAATTTAGAAATCTCTTCGATAAACATGGAAGCAAAAAAATTGATTTCGCTATGAAAATGTCGTTTGGAACCCAGTATGACCTTTATTCGAATGCCTATTTCTTTTCAGTCCAGCTGGGAAGCGAATATGCCCGTTCCTATACATTTTATGAAGCATTAGAATTTATTGAACAACGAGATGGCATATATTATGCAATTACAAGGGACGGACAGCGTCATTGGGACTTCGTAGACAAACCTACAAAAAAGCAAGCACGATACCAAAGGAATAAACATGGGAATCGGATTGTATTTAAGAGTTTTACTGATTGGAAAGAGTACCTGGTAAGTGAAGACGAATTAGAATAATAAAACTTATAGTAACTCCAATATTTTATAAACTGAAAAAAAACGTCTCCACTAATGAAACCGGCTTTCATCTTTCTTCACATGCACATAGGCTTTTCATTTCCTGTTACATAGTATACCTTTGCTATTGTGTACTTTATTTTGTTTGATGAATTAGTTAATATAAACTAAAAAAAGCCGACTCCTTAATTGGAATCGGCTCTTATTTTTACTTCACATACACATAGGCTTCGTTTGCTGTTACATAGTATGTTTTTCCTTTGCTATTGTGTACTTTATATTGTGGTGAACCATTTACGCTTACTTTTGCATCAATCGTAAATCCTAATCCTACATCTACAGAACCAGCAACATCTTTGTCCTGCCAAGATGGAGCATCATAGAAACGTAGATTGTTAACTTTAGATACAACGCGCTTACCTACAATAGAAGAATCCACTGTACTTTTCTTATTAAACTTCACATAAGATGGATCGTTCTTAATCCACTGATCTCCACCAAGATTTAACCAACCATCCTTTTCAGCCCAAACAACATAAGCTTCTGGTTTGTTTAGTTGACGAATCTTAGAATAACTTGTCCCAGGTCCTTTACGTAAATTAACGTTGTAGCCTTGAATATAAGCGATACCATCTGTTACAGCTGTTGGAACTTCTTCTGGCTTAGATGGCTTGTCAGGTACAGAAACATCTACATTACCATTATTGTATGCGCGTTGCACATCTGCTCTAAATTGAGCTTCTGAAACACCATGAGACTTTAAATAGTCAATTGGATCCTCATGATCTGTACCGCCAAGGTGATGAGTTACATCGCTATGTGTCCATAATCCTTTTTCTACAGATATCTTGTTATCTTTTAAAATTTTCGCTAAAAGTTTTACGTATTTTTCATATGAACGTTTGAATTTTGCATAGTCTGCTGTTTCACATAATTCAACGTGGACAAAGCGCTTATTCGCAGCAGGTCCACCGCCATAAGCAATGTACTTTGTATCAGCAATTTGGATTGTTTCGTCCCAATCGACTGCATAGTGAACAAATGCATTTCTCCATGTACGAGACTCATATTTTTGAATGTTGATAGCTGGAGCTTCTGGAGTGGCTGTAGAATGAGCTACAACACCCTCATATGCACCTACGCCATAACGGTATGGTTGTTTCGGTAAATCAGGAATAATAAGCGTTCTATCAGCAAAAGCACTTGTTGCAATAGATAAAACTAAAATAACCGCAAAGACTACAGAAGAAATATGTTTTAATGTCTTTTTCATTTTTCATCAACATCCTTTTTCATAATTTTTTTGTGATCAAATAATCCGCTTGCTGACAGTCCAATGATGATTCCTTGAAATACATTTGTTTTTATATCTCCGCCCAAAAATAAAACGCCTAGCGCAATGCCAAGCGTTACATTCAATAACGGAACATATTTTGTTTGTAATCCAATTGTTTTGCCAATTTGTGAAAGACCTACTACAATGCCAATCATTACTGTAATTTCAAACATTACATACCACCTCCTTTCAATAAGAAGGCAAGAATAGCTGCGATAATACCACCAACAATACTTTTAACAAGCCAATTTGTATTGTTAAGTATCTTTTCAATATTTTCCTCGATCTTTGCCACTTTGCTTTCTACCACTGCAAGGCGTATCTCAACGTTTTGCATTTTTGTTTTGTTTTCTTCACACTCTTTGCATTTGTCCATTTTGAACACCTCATTTCAAAATAAAAAGAGAAGCGAAATCGCCCCTCTTTGTTATAAAATCCGTATTTTATTCAAAATTAAAAACAGCTCATGGCTGTCCTACTTGTTTACATGTCTTTAGTTAATACTGATCCGCTGATGAAGCTTCTTCTATAATTTTATTTTCTACTTCTTCCACATGTTCAATTGTTACTTCATCTGAAGCCGCTGGAAGCTTTCCAGTTAGCTTTAAATAATCGTCTGCACAGATAAGGCTTACTTTTCCGAAAAGCTCAATCTCGTAAACTCTACCACCCTTATTACATAAGTCACATGCAGTGGCAATCCGCATGCTCAACGTGCCATCAGGAAGTCCCCAAACCTCTACTTTTGTATCTTCTTTGATACCGCAAAATTCTAGCATATCGTTTGGAATACTAACTGTGACCTGATTTTCACCTTTCTTCAAATCAACTACTCTACCTAAGAATGGTGACTTTTCATTAGGTGGCATTGGACGCATAAACTTATCTGGATTCATACTCATCTCCCTCTCTATGTTCTAGAAGTCATATTTGTGAAATTAACGTAATTCCATCTGCCATCATGGAAATACCATCCTGTACCTAAGCTACCATTTGTATAATGAATAGAACCTGCATTAAAACCAAAATATCCACCACCTACGTTAATCCCATTACATTCGATTGATTGTGTCGTTGCAATTGGATCTTTTGATTCAATTCGGAATCTATTTTCATTGTTGTAAATATGACCGATGTAAGTCCTACGTTCTCCATTTCGATAGAACCCTATCCCAGCCCGATCACCACCGCCTAATTTAAGCAGTTCTGCATTACCGTTTAGTTCCATTCCTGATGTAAATCGAGTTCTGTTATTTGCAGCATCGTACAACATTGTATTATCTCTTGTTCCAAGTGCTATTGTAGAAAAAGGTAGTGTTCCATTTACGACTTGTCCATGTGTTGTATCCCAGTTATAAACGGAAGGGATGTCACCCTCTACCAATTGAATCCCTGAAACAGCAATTGCTTGCATCTTATTTACTTCACCTTCGCCAAATAAATCAATATAAACATAACCATTTCTTTCATCATAGTTACTCGGCACCGTAAAAGTTAATGCATATCTTACTATTTTCCCAGTTTGAATGCTTGGTGCATCAAAAGTTTTATTTGCTCGCCCAATTTCAACAGGGGTATCACCGTTATATTTACCAAATATGGCTCTCATGATTGGTTTATTCGTAATGTTTACAAGATTATCATTGGTAGTTGCTCTGAAATGTGCTGACAAAGTATATTTCTTACCTGGCTTTACCCCTTCAAATAATGTAAATCGAATCCAGTTTGCTAAATCTATCCGCATCGGATTAACCATAGGTTCGTAGTTGTTGACTACTGGTTTTTCTATGTACGGCTTAGACATAACTGTCCATGTAGGACTGTATTCGATTTTCAGAAAATAATTATTAAGAGTATTAAAAGCAATGTGTGAAAAGTCATGATCTGGAATGAGATTCTTCCTTGGTGTTACCGAAAATTTCTGCCCACGCTCATCTTCAAAAAAGAAGTCAGCCATTTTCGCTGTAATACCATTTTTATCAATTGTTACTTTATCACCACTGATTTTAATGACATCAGCATCTATTCCTTTTGCTGTTAGCCATTTAACTATTGTATCGGCATTAATATTCAGTTTTTGGGCATCAATTGTAACCGTACCAGGTGACATATTGATAGAAGTCATGATGCCATCCTTTAAAATCTGTGCTAGAATCCCTTCATCTAACACTTCTAACCTAGATTCTGTTTTCTTTACATAGGCATTATACGTCTCATTCATAAACGTTTCTTGTTTTCCAGTAATAATTGAAACGCCTTTTTCAGTAGCGCTGATACTTCTTTCTAACTCTGTTACTTTTGTATTGTAATCCTTAGTAGCTACTCTATTAGCAATATCTTCAATCATTTTATCAGCATCAGTTTGATCTTTCGGATGTAACCAAAACTCTGTCGCTACTTTACCTCGCTGCAGCATAGGCAGGGCAGCTCGTATACGTCCGTTTCTTTGAACATAATAACGCCATCTAACCCACTCTTCATTAGCTGCAACCTTTGAAACCATCGTCATTCTTGCCCAATCACCTTGTTTAGCCCATTGGATTTCTACACGTTGTGTTCTCATTCTAGTTCCTTTGGTAGCATTCCAGAACTCAATTTCCATCCAAGCTTTTTGATCCAGTGAAACTATATTGTCAGTAACAAACCAACCTGAAGAAATAAGATCCTCACCATTTGTAACTGATATAAATTCAGAAGCGGTACCAGACCAGTGATCACTAGTCTTTCCTGAGTAATCACTCCAGAAAGTTGCGTATCCTTTGTATTTTGAGTTTGGCTGAATGACAGTACCCTGGTTAATTGACCAATACTTGTTACCTAATTCAAGACCTGCGTTTCTAATTTCGTTGATAGAACCAATACCGCCTACATAGTTCTCAACATCTTTCATTTTCACTGTCAGATCAAGTGCATCAGAATGTTGTTTGATTGTAGATTGCGCTTCAGAAATTTGTTTACCTTGTACGGTTTGTGTTTCTTGTATCTTGGTAACGTTTTGGTATATACCTTCAGCGGTTTTTTCCACTGCTGTTACACGTTTATCAAATCCGCTTTGATTATTTTCTACTTTCGTTACTGTTTCTTTGATTCCATTCACACTTTTTTCAATCTCGGTTGTTTTATTTGTTAAAGTATTTGCTTTCGTTTCCACACTTGTTAACTTCTCACTAATCTTGCCTGCTTGCTCCGTAATTTCAGTTGTTACTTTGTTGAAATCTGGTAAAGTAACTTGATCTTCTGGCGCAGGAAACCATGCAGCAGGTTTTATATTACCTTTCACAAGAACTAAATCTTTTACTGTGACAGAAAAATCTACGTTTTTTAATTCTGCAAGCGAATATATCCTAAATGCTGATGCTCCGCTTTCAGATGCTTTAAATGTATGAGAGTAGTATGTTCCTGTTGTATTAACATCTAGTATGCGAGTACCACTACCACTCTGCTCGCTACCGACTGAAATCTTTCCAGCTTTGTTAGCTTTAAGAAATACGAACCATGTATACTCTTCATTCGGTGTTAATTTAATTGTGTGTGGATTATAGAAACCATTTGACCAATTATCAACAAACTTAATTGTCGCAGCCTTCTTTGTGCCTGACAAAACATCATCAATAACTGTTAATGTAGGTTTTTGATTTGTCGGTTGACCAGAAGCTACATATTGACCCCATCCATTTGTTGCATCTGCAAATGAACCGTTTTTCTGAAAGTTTCTTGAACCCGATTCAAAACTATTTATTGTCTCTTGCACAGAGGAAATCATCTTTTTCGTACCTTCCGCTGTTTGCTCGACTGTATTTAATTTACTGCTGATATCAGTATCTTTTTTAGTTAACGATTCAATAGATAATTTAAACCCGTTAGAATCCTGCTCAAACTTTGTTACCTTCTTATCAATTTCACCCTGTTTATTTTGCACATCAGAAATGGTACGACTAACACCTTGTAAGCTTTCTTTCACTTCATTAAATTGCCCTGTTGCTTGTTTTTGCGCTTCTTGAACCTTTTGATTTAATTCGATTTTTGTGGACTCTATATCTTCGCTCACCTGTTCCAATGTTTCTTTCTTAACGGATTCCACATCAGGAACAACAGAATCCCATTTACCATCCTTCCACAATTTCAGAATACCAGGCTTACCTTTGCTGATATCTTGCCACAACGTTTTTCTATCCTTTAAGTTTTCTGTTGGTGGATTTATACCTTCAATAATATCAACGGTATTATTCTTCAAGTTTTCAGCCACTTGTTCAGCAATTTTCTTCGCTGCTTCCGATTCTTTTCGAATGACTTCTGTTTCTTTTACGTTTTCTTGAAGCTTTTTATCTAACTTATCTAGTAATTCTTTAGATGCTTTGTTTGATAAGCTACCCATGATTTGCGCGTATAACCTATCGATAGGGCTTCGTGTATCTTTAATTTCACGATAATTACCAAAGATATATTTATCTTTCGATGGATCAGTGTCACATTCATCAGCCGCTATTAACCTAGCTTCTAAGAAAAGTGGTGGACTAAACCCTGTATCTTTTATTCGTACCGTATCTCCTTTACGAACCGATTCATGAGATAAACCAAATACTTTTTCAAGCGCCACAGCACTTACTTCATATGAAGTAGAACTATCAATTCGCTTCTTTAATTCCGCTTCGGTTAACTGTCTAAGTCGTTGCTTCGTCATATCTTGGTCTTCTGTTTGCGGTGAATAAATATCGAATAAATGCTTGCCATCTTTTGACCAACGTTGCAAGGCATCATTATTTCCTACATAAAGTTTGCCATTGTTTATTTCTTCAAATGTGAGAAATTCACCAGTTTCGCTATTTTGTGGACCAACACCTACAAGAGCGGTTACTACATCTTGACTATTCTCAATACGCCGAATGCCTTGTACATCTTTTTCTAACAAGAATTCTTTTCCGTTGTCACGTCCAACCTTTTTTATTAAGTCAACATATCGACCAACAATAAAAGACCCCAGTATTTCTATTCTAAAACGAATCTCAAGTTCAAACGTAGATGCAATTTGTTTTAAGAGATCAAGCGGATTTGTAAAATCCTTAATATGAATGGTACGTATACCAACAAACTCAGTAATCCCACGTTTCCACTCTGTACCTTGTAAAGCTAAGTCTGTAGATTCGTTGACTGTAGTAGCTTGTAAAGTTTGTGGTTTAATTACGGTCGCTTTCTTTAGCTTTGTATGTTCACCAAGTGCATAAATCTTCTTTGGACGACCTGTTGAATCTTGCTCTACTTCTGTAATAATGTATGAAACAAAAGTACCGTCACGAGTTTGTTTAACGACAAGGTTCTGTTGTATAAGTGATGCCGCTATCTTTGTACCATCAGCTGTTGTGAACTCAAATTTATCTTTGTTATCTTTAAGCTCCCATTGGCGTAAATCATCCCAATAATCCTGTTCTTTGATAACACCTATGATTTGTTCTGTTTTAAAATCCACAATGTGTAATAGATTATTTGCTTTACTCATCTGTAACGCTCCCTATATGTGACATCTACTTGTCCAATGTTGTTTGGGGATATTTCGATTTCATTCTTTCCTTTTTCAATACGTATATAGTCACTCATAAAATCCTTTATATTTATCGCATCTGCTCCGTTAATACGAATACTTGCATCCGATGAATCGATTTCTACAAGATCTCCTTTTTGAACAATATAAGGAATTTGACGTTCTGTATTGCTATTTACTTTTTGCACTTTAATATCATGTACAGCTGCAATTAATGATGGTGCATCATTAAACGAGCATATATGAACAACAATTTGAGCTACCTTTTTCATAAAGCTATTGCCCGTATCCCACCATTGGGCAAATTTTTCTGTATGGTAATTTCCTTTTTCATCGATTAAAGCAATATCCCCTTGCCAATAGTTTCCCACTCGTGCAATGTGTAGACGTCCATAAAAATCATTCCATGTTGTACGATAATAACCAGTTTCCGCTATAATCAGATGATTGTAGTCACCGTTTCCTGCCATAACCTCACCGAAATTCTCGCTAGAATTTCTATATGCATCAAACATACCTACTTTTCCAACTACAACACTGTTTTCATCTAGTAAATAAAGTTCTACACGTCCCATAGTTGCAGGATTTAAGTTTCGACATTCAACTATTGCATCAAGTGTGAAATCTTGTAGCGGTCCACCTGTAATGCTTCTTTTCACTGCTGGTCCATGCCAAAATTGCCCTTGACCGTAATCAGATGCCATGATACGTGCGCCATCCGCTATCATTTTCCCTGCTACGATTCCGTAATCTGAAACAAAATCTTTTCCCACTTCCGTCCATCCTACAAGAGAATTTGCCTTATCATGCATGACCAATTCATACCGACTTATTGGCGTTTCATCTATCTTAACGGGATATCCTATGCGAAAATGTTGACCTCCACTTTTATTTATAATATCGATGAATGTGGACGGATTTTCTACCTGTATCTTGAATTTCGGTTCTGAAAATACACTTCCCTCATTCAAAGCATCCATTTTAATAATATTATTTTGTTCTAGTTTTGCTTTTGCGTTTCGAATTGGTCCTAATTTGTAAGGCATTGGACAAATAAATTTAAGCGTTCCTATTCCAAGTGTTACAAATTCATCTGGATCAAAGCTATCATCCACAATTGCTAAATACGTTCTATTTGGTTCTACATCAAAAATAAGTTCTGTGGGTTGATCTGTTATTAGCCAACTTGCAATTTCTTCTTTCAGCTTTTCTAAGTTAGATCCATCAGGCACTATAATTCCTACCGGAATAGATAAAACGCGCATTTCTGTTTGTGTGTTTAACAATCTTGCGCCTGGATATCCTGGAACGTTTAGAAAATTTCGTTTCAATGGTGCCCAAGTAGGTCTTTTCCATCCTTTCGCAATTTGAATAAAGCCTTTACGTATTTTGTTAAATGTAAAAGAACTCATGTTGACACCTCATTTCTTTATAAAATAAAGAAACCCAAACCTAAAAGGCTGAGTCTCTTTGTTTTTCTCTTTCTTGGTACTCGGTTGTATATCGATACGTACCACGCGCCACATCTCGCCCCTCTATAACAACAGGAACTTCAACAACCAAATCACCACCAAGCATCGGAATTGCTCCGTCACCAGATGATCCAAATGAGTTATTAAATACTTGATTTGATACACTGCTTGTCATAGCCTGTTTGCTATTTGACATATTTCCATACACACCACTCATGACAGTCTTTAATCCTGATAATTGACTCACAGAACTAGCCATCATACGGCTCATGTCACCCATTAATTGATTTATTTCTCCCGGCATAGCAAATTGTTGTCGTGGCATGGCTGCAACGATTCCTGCACCAATAGCTCCAAGTGTCTTTTTATTAAGCGGAAGCACCGCTTCGTCCCCCGCTTCTCCTGCTGCTTGATAACGTCCATTATTCATCCCAAAGATAGTCGGCTTAGTGAAGATACCACCTTTTGCGCGCCAATCAATATTAATTCCTGATGGATAAGTAACATCTTTACCTAAAACGTTTTTCGTACTCGTTTGTAAACTAAAGTGTGGAAGAGGTGGCATTTCAGGCTTTGGAATTTTTAATTTTAAATCACTAAAGAATCCCTTAATCTTCCCAATAAATTCTTCTACCTTACCAACCGCATCTTTGATTGGATCAATGATGTTACGTTTAGCCGCATCGAATTTTTCTTGTGCTGCATTTTTTATAGCATCAAATTTTTCTTTCGCACTGTTATACATTTCACCGAATTTTTCTTTCGTAGAATTATAGGCTGAAATAACCGGATCAATAACATATTTATAAACTAACTGCCATGCTGCAAGTGTATAAGATTGGATTTTCGCCCAATTTCCTAATATCCAATTTGCTAAATCATTTAACTTTTCTTTTGTTGCATTCCACAATTCTTGCACTGGTTGGATAACATACTGTTTTACCAAACTCCACGCTGCTGATGTATATGATTTTATTGTCTCCCATTGTGAATTTAGCCATGAAACTAAATCACTGAACTTTTCTTTTACTAAGTTCCAAGTGCCTACGACTGGTTGTATAATATATTGCTTAAATAACCCCCAAGCGATTTGCGCCATAGCTTTCGCAATTTCCCATTGTGTACCAAGCCAAGTAACCATTTCACCGATTTGTGTACTCACCCAGTTGTAAGCCTCTTGAATCGGTTGAATGATGTATTGGCATATTGCCGCCCATGCAATTTGTGCTCCAGCTTGAATAAGCAGCCAACCTGCTTCTAAAACGGTAGAAACTGCTGAAATAATTGGATCTAAAACAGTAAGAATCGTGTTCCAAGTTTCTTGCCAAGCTTGTACGAGTGTTCCCCACAATTCGGAAGCTGTTGTAACTAAAGAAGTCCACCAAGAGGAAGCTGTTTCCACAATTCCAGACCACAAGCTACTAAAGAATTCGCCTATCGGATCAAAGAAACTATGCATCATTTCCGTGAATGAAGCCCAAGCCCCTGAGAAAAATTCGACAATAGAATTCCAGGTACTACTACATATCTCGCCTATGCCTGTCCATAAATCACTAAAAAATTGACCTATTGGATCAAAGAATGCATGCATTGTTTCTAAAAATGAATTCCAGGTTTCACTAGATGATTGAACGATACCGTCCCAAAGCTCTATCAAATATTCTTTAATAGAATTCCAGGTTTCTATTGTCCAATTTTTGATATCGTCCCAATTTTTATAAATAGCAAAACCTAAAGCGACTATGGCTGCTATGATAATCGGAACAATGGCAACTATCCCAGCTGCTACAGCCGCACCAACCCCAAAGATACTCATTACCGTTACAACTATTGGCGCAAGCGCCATAATTGCACCTGAGATTATTCCAATAGCGGTTGCCACGGCTGCAAGCGTTGCTGCTAATGCTGGATTATTAGTAACCCATTCAGCAAATTTAGATACCAGATCAGCTACGACTGATAATACTGGTTCTAACGCCATCTTTAAATCTCCCATAGCCTTTTGCATTTTAACCGCTGGATTGGCATCCATTTTTTTGATAGATTCATTTAAGTTCTTTTGGTTCTTGTCAAAATCAACTACTTTACTTTGTGCACCGAGTAATGCATATGTTATGTTATCGCCTTGGTCTTCGTACATTGTACCGAAGAGCTTGACACCTAGTTCATTCCGTTTTGTTTGATCTTCTACATTGGCTAAAGCCGCTGCAATCTCTGTCATAGCCGCAGATCCTTCTTTTCCACCTTTAGAAACAGATTGTCCCCATTTTTGCAATTGTTCAGCTGAAATATTAGTTCCTTCCAGCGTTTCCTTCATAGCCTTATCGACACCTTGACCGAACTCAGCCGCTTTGATGCGCCCTTCTTTCAAACCATCTAAAAGGTTATCAATATTCCATGTTCCTGTTTCAATCCCAGCTTCCATAATTGCTTGGACTTCTTCAGCATTGTACCCTGCTCGCGTTAACTGCCCTCCATATTCAGCAATAACATCTAATTGCTCAGGTGGAAATCCCATTTTTAATAAGGCATTGGTTAATCCAAGTGCGCCTTCTTGTGAAATGCCTAATTCATTTCCAACTTCATTTGTTTCTTGTATTAGTTCTGTGAAATCTATACCTTCATATGATTGTGCAATTGCGGCTGCTCCCTTTACGATTGCTGCATTCGCTTCATCACTTACACCTTTATTCAAAGCCCATTGCCTACGTACACCTTCTAAAGATGCTTCTGCATCAACGCCATAAGCGGTAACGCCTCTCACAGCTTCTTCTACAGACTTTTTCGAGGATTCTGGGACGTCAAAAGTTATATCAATCTTTGTTTTTAACTTAGACATATCAAGTGCTTTTTCGATTGTCCCGGCAATTCCACCACCAGCTACCATTGCACCAAGTACGTTTTCTAAGCCAATATCTAATTCTTGAAATTCTCTTTCCGTCCTTTGGGCTTCTTGTTGTAAATCTCGTAATTCGTTCCGTACTTGTTGTATTGAATTACCAGCATCCACAGATCGTAGTGCTCGTTGTAATTTTTCAATATCCGCTTCAGTTCCTAATGCTTCACTACCAATAATCCCAATCGCTTGTTCTAATTGGCGACTTGTCGCTGTTCCGCTTTTAATTGCATTCACAAGACGATTTCCTAATGCTCCTGCAAAATCATCAACGCTTTTTCCTGTAGCTCTAAACAATGTTTCTAGTTGTCTTGTGGAACTTGCTACATTCTCTTGTTCAGCCTTCATGTTTCCTAGCTTATTTTTAAGACCATTAAGTGACCCTTCTGTAAATTCAATTTCTCGCCTGAATGCACGATATTGTTCTTCAGAAATTTTACCGTTTTGAAATTGAGCTTGTACTTGTTGTTCCGCTGCTTTCAATTTATCTAGCTTTTGCGTTGTATTTTCAATCTGTTGTGTAAGTAATTTTTGTTTTTGTGCTAATGCTTCCACATTACCTGGATCAAACTTTAACAGGCGTTCAACATCTTTTAATTCTTTAACCAAGGCATCACTTTGTTTATTTACATCTTTTAAAGCATTTTGTAACGGTTGAGTATTTCCGCCGATTTCTATCGTAATCCCTTTAATTCTTCCTGCCATTTTCTCACCTCATTTCTTAGAATGCATCGTAATCTTTTTGGTTTGCTTTTCTAACTTTTTCTTTGTCTGGATTCTCCATTTCAGCAAACTCTGCGATGTAATCAAAACAATCACCGATTGTCATGGTTTCTAAATCCCAATGCGTTAATTTTGCTTTATAACAAAGAGCAAGGAACAAATCAGTGGTTAATTCTTCATCACTGAATGTCCCTTGCTCTCCATTGTTTTCTTTTATTTTTTTTTTGCTCCCATAGTGACTTGAACTAGTTCCATTATTTCTGGCATGATTTCTTCAATTGGGAATTCTTCAAATTCATCCAGCCACGTCATAGGATCAGGAATACTTGAATCAGCCGTTTTAGCGAATAACCAAGTCAAATCATACACAAGCTCAAAGTCCACTTTACTTAAATCAAGATTAGATGTATCGATAGGTTGTTGTGATCCATCTGATGAAGTTAACGTACTAATTGCTCCTAACCCCATCATATCTGCAAATAAATTACGTCTGAATTGTGCTTTATATCGTTTAACTGTTGCCGCTGTACTTTTTAATCTGACTCGTTTTCCGTCTATTGTAATTGTCTTTTCCATCTACTTACGCTCCTTTTGGTAATGCAGGTACTTTTGTATATACTTTCTTGTACCAATTATCATAAATCGCTTGTTTTGATTTTGTAGTAGTTTTCGTTTTAACCATACGTTTTCCGTTAATATCAATAGGGCTTGATACAAATTTAAGTTCATTTGTGTTAGGCTCTGCTGAATTTGTTTTCGTTTTAGATGCAAGTGTCGGACGACTTGCTGAACAGTTAAACATAACGTGGCGCGTTGCTCTTACATCACCATCAAATTCAAATAATAATGCAAATGATTTCCCTTTCGCATCAGCTAATTCGTTTAACACACCGTCTTCTTCGTCTAATTCCTCTCCTAATGCATCAACAGCAAATTGTTCTGGAATTGTCGCGATGGATAGCGTTCCGTCATAACCTTGGTTATTACTTGCCGCATAGTAAAGCATGTCATCCGCGTAGAATTCAATTAAATCCCCTCGTGGATCAAACGTTAATTCAACTGCACCTGGTAATGGAATCGGTGTGCTAAATGTGACTACACCATCTTTAATATCGAAAAGTGCATAATGGACATTTTTCAAACCAAAAGCTACTTTGTTTTCGTTCATTTATATCGACCTCACTTCATATATTTTTTGATACATTTTTTCAGATTCTATAATCCCTTCAATCGGTGATTCATAAGGAATTTCATGATCGTCTAGGACTTTTTCAAGTTTGGCTTCAGCAACTAAATCTTTTTTAGTTGTATAAAGCTCTATATTTAAATCATTTATCTTGTGATAGACCTTGTTATCAGCCATGAGATTTGCTGATCCATCTACAAGAAAGCAAATATAAGGTGGCGCTGGCACTGACTTACCTGGCGTTGCTGTGAAATGCGAATAAGCCACAGGATAGCCTGTAGCTTCAAGAGTTTTCGTTAATTCGCCTAACGTCATTGTTCAACCGCCCTTTCGATACGTCTTGGCAATTCATCAATTACATACTCTTCAACTGGACGAATATGAACTTGTGCTGGAACTCGACCACCATCAACTTTCGCATGTCCCTTTTCCAAAAGGTGTGTTAGCTGTCCTTGTGTATTATGAAGAACAACACCATTGCCTTCTTTTTTCTTACGCCATCCTTTACGATAAGCACCTGTTTTTTTAGGGCTACCTTGCTTTAACTTACCGACAGCAATATCTCCCACTTCATCAATTTCATTTTCTAAGTTTTCTTCCACAACATTCGCATATCTTTGTAATTCTCTAGCAAGCTCACTCGCAAAATCATTCATATCAAGTATGCTCCTTTGCGATAATAGTCAATGTTTGATACATTTCATCATCATTCATTGGCGGTTCGATAATGTCAAAAATACGACCTTTCATATTGATTCGCATTAATTCTGTAATGCCTTTTGTATAAGGAATTACAAACCGATAAATCCGAGTAGCTTGTGAAGCTGAAGCTTCAATATACTCAGACCCTTTTACCGTTTTTATCATCGACCATGCTTTTTTAACTTCTTGCCAATTACCTGTTTCAACCTCTTGATTCAATTCATCTTTTATTACTTCAGGTTGTTCAATAATAATTCGATTTCTAAAATCACCTGTATTTAGTGGCTTTTTATACTGAAAAGGACGCATATTAATCACCGCCCATTTTTATTTCTTCTAAAGCTTTTTGAATGCCAAAACTATTAATTTCTGTTAAAAAGTTTTCGGCAAAATACTCTAGTGCATCATTATAAACATAACGAGAACGTTCAAACACTAATTCTTTGAACGTCTCATCTTTGTTTATATCATACGATCCACAGTCTTTTATTAAAGCCTTATTGGATGCAAAAAGGATACGTCTCAGGTTATCGTCTTCATCATCACCCAAGCGCATCCTATCTTTGAATTGCTGTAATATTTCATTTGAAATTACTGTATCCATTCACATCACCCTTGTGTTGGTGGTGTTACTTCTCCAACCTTCAATTCATACACTTGAGCTGCGTATTTATCCTTTGGCTTACCTGTAGCATATTGTTTAGCAATATAAAGTGTTGCATCTTCTAATGCTAACGTTTGGTCAAACTTTTTAATTGGCTCCGTTCCACCCATTGCCGCAATATACTCTCCTTTAACAAAAAATAACACTTTCCCTTGAGGTACAAACACTGATTCTGTAGGAGTTGGATTGAATGGTAAGCTCGTTACATAAACACCCGCTGCATTTAAAGTTGTTGCATTTGCTTGAACATCAAATGTGTCAAAGGGATTCGTCACCATAACTACTTTTCCAGCAATATTCTTCGGCTTATCTGCATCTTTACCATCAGCTTTTAATTTTTTAGCAAGTAACTTAACAACATTTTTTAATTCATTAATTGTTTTACGACCTGGCTCAAACGTTAAAGTGCCAGCAACTTTTTTATCTGGATACACTCCACCTGTAACACTTCCACTAGGATCTTTTAATAATCCAATAGGTTCATTTTTACCTGTACCTACTACAAATCCTCGTTCTAATCCAACTGCCATTGCTTCTGTAATCATTGCGCGTACATAACGTTCTACCCATACTGGTCCTAAATTTAACATATCATTTGATAATGGAATAAATGCTGTTAATTTAAGTTGCGCAATAGGTTCTTTTCGGAATGTAGCATTTAGTTGTCCTTGAATATCACCAAATAGTGGTCCCCATACAGCTGCACCTTCTGGATCTCCATAGATAAATTCTGTAACAGCTCCTAAATTTTCTAATCCAATATGGTCTAAGAATGGATGTCCATTTACTAAATCATCAAAGATTCTCTCCTGCGTTGTTTTAGGTAGAATCTCAGTATCTTTAAATCCACCATCTTGCACAACCGCATTAAAGAACTTCATTTCCTCACTCGTTAATACATTGGAACCACGAGATTGCATAATAGAACGGTCTACCATAGATTCATTTACTTGATTTAAAATATCCACTCGCACATCTGTAGCAAGTGCTTCAATCATAGAATTTAACGCTACTGATTGCTCTTCTGCTGTTCCCTCTTGTGTTGCTTTCGCAAATGCTAATTTCTTTTCTTCAAAATTATTAAATTTAATCACCATATTTTATTTTCCTCCTAAAGTTAAAAAGAGCGTACTCAGATTCTGTTTTGTATTAACAGGCTCTTGAATAGGCTCTTTGGGATTTTGATTATTTAGTTGTTTTGTATATTTAGCTACTAAATCTTCTTTGAAATTTTCTACAACTTCCACTTCTTCATCTTCTTGCGTATCATCAATTTCAATTTCATCCGCAATTTCATCCGCTAAACCAAGAGCAACTGCTTCCTCTGCTGTTAGCCAAGTTTCATCTTTTAAAAGTTGTTTTAATTCTTCATCTGTTCCAACAAAACGTTTCTTATAAGATGCTGCTAAAGCTGAATCAATCTTTCGTAAATCTCGTGCTGTTTTTTCAAAAAGATCTGCATTTCCATATTCAAAGGTACTCGCTTGATGAATCATCATCATAGTATTACTAGGCATAATGATTTTATCACCTGCCATTGCAATTACTGATGCGGCACTAGCTGCCCAACCATCAATATGAACTATAATTTCTGCATTATGCTGCTTTAACTGATTACAAATTGCTACACCATCGAACGCGGAACCTCCACCCGAATTAATATGAACGTGAATTTTTTCTGCTTTAACATCTTGAATTTTTCTTCTTACTGCTTCAGCATTATTTTCACTAAACCATCCACCAATTGACCCATAAACAGTTAATTTGTATTCATTTTCACCTTTAGCTTCAAAACGAATATCTCGTTTTAAATTCAAAAGCTTATTCATATTCACATGATCCATTATTTCTCACCCCCTTCAGATTCATTTAATTTTGTATAGTTTTTCGTAATATGATGGATATTTAGGTTTGGATCATCAGAATCTTCGTAATCTACTTCTGATCGAATCTCATTTCCTGTAAATGCACTTGAAGAAATGAGTTTATCAATACTTGTCGCGAGATCAAATATACTTTGATAGGAAACAGCCTTAACCTCAATTTTTTGTCCCGAAAGATATTCACTCATTTCAAAGAATTTAACGTTCGCTTCATCAGATAGCTTTTTTAATAATGGTCGTACCGTGAAAAGCATATAATTTTTCGTTTGCTTTTCTACATCAGCCATTTCTCCATATATCAAAGCTGTAGGAATACCCATCGCCATTGCTACTTGATTTAAGAAACCATTTGTTACTTTATTGATTTCTTCCACACTCGGTCCATTAGCTGAGCCGTTATATACTTCATCGTATTTTATCCCTTTTTGTTGCGGCACAATAGCTATATCTTTCGTACCTATCGCCTTATACATGTTGTCTATGAATTCTTGTAACTTTGTTATTTGTTCCTCAGTTTTAGCACCAATCATATCCATGTCAACTGTTCCGCGAACCTGGTTTTTACGTTTTTGAGAGTTCAATATCCTACCGAACAAATCCCCGTAATCTGCAAATAATCCATCAATAAGTGGAGATAATTTATCATTTCGATACTTCAAATGAATAACTTCGCTTTGCTTAAAACTTCTCTTAAACGTATAATCTTTTACTATTACATCGGTAAAATTATCTTCAAACACAGCATACTCGTTATGTTGAAATCCATCTGCAATGAGTAAATCACCATCATCTGTTTGTATAACTAAACACTCATTATCATAAATAAGTTTACGAATAAATCTTTCCCAAAAGGTACTCGCGGTCATATTTTTGTTCGGTCTTACGTTTAATCGATAATAAAGCTCATTCTTCTCAAACGCTTTACCATGTCTTACTCTGAATTCAGATTGACTAATTGTTCTTCCTAAAAATGATACACATGTATCAATTGCCAATCGTTTCATATGAACCCTGTTTGCTGTATCAGCAATTAAGTCCAGATCAAGCATAAATTCCAGCTCTTTATTTCTTTTAAACACAGAACTTAACCAACCAATGATTATCACCCCCTTTTTTAGAATTTTATATCGCTTAGTATGAAGTCGGTTGCTTCTTGTATTTCATCTGCTCGATAAAGAGCATGAACAAAACACTGAAATCCATCTGTTTTTCTACGAACAGGCTCTTTCTTTTCATATATTTTATTTCCATCACCCTTTATAACAACCAACACGTTTTGCGTATACCAGCGCATTAGCGGATTATCATCAAATATAATTTGTTTATTTGCAAATGCCATTTCAATACGTGGAGCTAATAAACTATGAATTGCTTTTGGGTTTCGTATTACTTCTATTTCAAATCCTTCCGCTACCAATAATGGTCTTATTGCTTCCATTCTGAAGTTATCAGCTATAATCTTTTTAACCCCATATTGTTCTCGCATTTCTACAAACCAGTCAACAATATGCTGAGGATTAATAGTCGGTTCATCCACAACTGTTAGTAGCCCTTGCTCTTCCCATTCTTTTATTGGAGCAAATTTTTGTTTTTTAAACTCTCCTGCTTTTTTAGAATATCCATAATAGATATCAACAAATTCTTTTCGAACAAAGGAATGAGTTTTAAAAATGTATTCGCCATTTTGTCTAAATAAAAGACCACACGCTGCAAAGTCTCGAATACTTGCAAAGTCTAATGCTCCTATACATTCTTGAGCATATAAATCAGGAAATGGACGATTGGTAGCAAGAATCTCTGACCATTTTGCAACGGAACGTTCCAAGTTTGTAACAGGTAAGTTCATACGTTTTGTCATGAATTCTTCTCGGTTGCTTGGATCATCCTCTAAATCTTCATACTCTTCCTTTATCGTTTCAAGTAATCCCTCAGCATACTCGCTTAATGGTTGTGATAGCATAGGATTTGCTAATTCCCAATTATCAATATCATCAACTTCTTTTTCATCATTAAGCTTGCATATAAAAGGAAATACAGCATTCGGACGTGCTTCACCATTTAATACTTTCATCGCTTTTTCTTTTTGTTTATCTAAGAAACCATCACGGACATATCCATCTGTACCAATGTAAAATTCTCTCGGGTTTTTCTTTTTCCCTAAACCACTAATGTGGACTCGAACATCCTTATTACTTTCATATTGATGTATTTCATCAAATACAACTGCACCATCACGAAGACCATCTTTTGTATCTCCGTTCGAAGTTCTAAACTTTAGTACACTTTCAGTAGCTTTTGAAACAGTTTGAGTTAAAGTTGTTTTAAAAGCTCTCTGTAAAACCTCATTTTTTTTAATACATTTATGAACTTCGTCCGGGCTTGTTTTTGCTTGTTCTTCACTATTTGCAATAACGGAAATGTTATACTCTGGAATGCCGTGCAATTCACTAATTAAAAAATGAATAATTACAGATATTAGACCGTTTTTACCACCACCACGCCCTAACATCCACAGGAATTTACGATAAAATACGCGTCCGTTTTTCTTATAAAATAAAAAGACGAATGCTATTAAGAATTTTTGAAATGGCTGCAACGGAAAATACCACTTCTCTCCGAAGTTGATACAGTCCTCAATCATTTCATCATCAAAATACAAATCGTCTCTGTTTAAAACATATTCTTCTAGATATTCAATTAACTGTTCTCTTTCTTTGTTGAACTTTACTTTTCCATTTCGATAAAGTTCAATGTATTCTTCCACATACTTTTGCTTAATCATGTTAAATCACTTTTACTGTAACCAGCCTTTGGAATATTAGGTTTACAAACAAATTTTATATCTCTTCCTAATGCAATTAAAGAACTGTTAATTTTATTTCTTTCACTTATAAGAGGATGGGCTTTAACAAAAACTTGAGATCCGTTTTTGACTGTGACGGACTCTCCTTCTTTATTGATAGTTCTGTTTATTTTTCTAAAAGCTTTAACTAGGTCAATATATCGTTCTACCTTTTCAACCTCGACTAAATCTGCAATTTCAATACTATTCATCAGCTGTTCTTTCAATTTTGTAATACTGACAGCCATCTACCCACCCCCCCTTACGTGCGTAATTTTGAAAAAAACCTGACAGTTAACCCCCTCCTCCGGTGCCCCTAAGACGAAATTTTGATGAAATATTTTAAGGGGGGGTGTTATTTTTGTTTTATTTTCACCATTTCTCATCATGTTCCCATTTATTTTGTTTCTTATCGTACATTCTTCCATGTTCTTTGTTATGACAATTCACACAGACTGTTTCAAGGTTGTCTATGTCTAATGCAAGATTAGGATAATGTTCTAGTTCTTTTATATGATGGACAACGAGCTGTATCTTCTTACGCTTTGCGCTCTCACTATACTCATTGGTATCTGTTTGAACTCGACCGTTTCGTTTACATTCCTGGCACTCATAGTTGTCACGCTTCTTTACTTGTTCGCGCGTACTCTTCCACTCACTACTATCATAGAACTTACGCTTCTGTTGTTTGGTTTTGTATTCTTTCATTGTTTCTCATCTTCATTACTCCATTTACACGCAAAAGGATATCTCTCAATTGATACCGTACCAACGTCTCCTTCTTCTGTTAACGTTAGTTCTAACTTCCTTATACCTTCTCTTCTTTGCCACTCTTTATCTATTTGTATATCATCAATACTATTGAACTTAATCATCTATCCTCACCTCTCAACCCTACTCTATCAATCACCCATACATTGCCGATCTTCTTTGATGCAATCTTTCCTTGAGCACAAAGGTTCTTAATATGACCAGGCGATACATTAAGAATAGATGCAGCTTCATTTACACCAATTACATTGTATAAGCCGTCATCATTTAATAAACAATCAATTAATTTATTGATTACATTTATATGAGTTTCCTTTTCTTTCTCCGGTGTTGTATCTTCTTCTAACTCTACAAACACTTCAACTACTTCTGATATCTTTTCCTTGCTTACATGTCCAATTAACTCTTTATTATCAATAGCATTGAAAACAATGCTAAGAACAACAGCCTTCTCAAGTTTAGTTAATTGCATCCATACTCAACTCCTTTCTCCATCTGTCTCTTTCCAGTAATTCTTTTATTGATGTTTGCTCCAGATATTCCACAGAATAAAACATTGGTTTGTCGCCATACAACTTGTAATACTTAACATCTATTCCGGCTTTTTGGTGTGCCTTCTCAAGAGGTTTAAGGTATTTGATGTATGCCTTCTTATCAATAGGTATAAGACCAAGCGCAGCAATTTTACCGTTTAAAACGCTATCCATTTATCATCACTCCTTTTAACAAACGGTCCTTGCTCTAATACATTTAGGTTTACGATCCATCACTTGCGATTTCAATACCTTGACAGGCATAAAAGAAAAACTAATACGTTCTTTGTATTTCGGTTCTTTCTCATAGATACAAATGTCTTTGATTAGCTCATTAAACTTTTTAATGCGTTTGCTCATATCACTAAAAGCCTTACGTAACATATCAAACGCTTCACCTAATGTTCCTCCATAAGCGACAACAATCATCACTTTCATCCTCCTTCAAAATAAAAAGCACCCACTATGTGAATGCTCGTGTTATTATATTTAAGCTATATTAATTCAGATTGATATGTAGGTGAAACTTATGGAAAATAAAGAACCTAAACAAGAGTACGATCTAAGCAAGATATACACATACACAGAGCACCCTGATAAGATTAGCGGTCGCTGTGATAATTGTGACAATACCACGTTCAAGAGTTCCGTTACAGATTTCATCTTCTTAAGAGAATGCCGCCAATGTGGTATGAAGAAAATCATCTAGCCCTATCACGGGCTTTTTTCTTTACATAATAAAAAGCACCCGAACGGATGCTTTTATTTCAATCATTGATTTATATTTTAATTACGGTAAATGAAGTTTTATCCTTCTTCCAATTACCTAATGTCGCTACGCTCTTCTGCTCCAACAATATTAAGTAACTGGAAGAAGAGCAAAAGCCCTTCTCCGTTTACACAACGTAAATTGCAATTGAATGTGAAAACAAGAAACGACTATCCATTCAATCTGCAACCATCGCCACCGGTTATGACGATCCATTTTCAGAGGAATTTTGCAAGCAATGTTTTCCGCCACTACTCACAATACAAATATATCACGTTGCTTCCAAAACAACCGGCACATTTCCTGCCAAAAAGCGGTCACGACTCTGCCACGTTTTTAATTAATTGTTGCTTTAATTCTGTTCAATAATTTTCGGTATAATTCGTCTTCTGTTGACCACTTAATATGACTAAATTGTCTAGTATCAAAATGAATGTTTTTAAATTCATCATCTCTACATGTCCATATAACAGTCTTCCCTAGTCCCAATGCATAACCAGCTTCGAAATAAACTCCACCTCTGTGTCCGGTAAAGTCTGCAATTACAAATTTACTCTGTCTTATTTTGACTATTATTTCATCAGTTATGTCATTATTATGTTCCACTTCATCAATTCTGATAGGCTGGTATCCTGCCTCTCTTATAGCTTTTGTGATTGCATTTTTATATGGACCATCCATTTCTTCACTAAAAGCCATTGCAACAAATGCCTGCTTAGTATCTACTTCTCTTCCTTTTTCTAATTCTGCAATACGATTCCAACCTTTCACCGTTACAGTAATAAATATAGGTGAATCAGTTGATCTTTGTACTTCAATCAATTCATCTTGTTTTAGTTGTTTAATTATGTATCCCATTTCTTCAAGATTATTACTCTGCACAAAGAATATCGGCATATCCTTTTCTACAATTGTAACTTTGTCTCCTGGGAACTTAGTTAATTTCCCTAGATTTATTAATGATTCATTTAATCTATCAGAAATGTTCTCTGGATATTCACCTATCAAATCATCTAAAAGATAAGTCGGATACGGAAAATCAGAAGGTTGTTGACTTGTTCTCTGGAAAAGAATTAATATTTTTCCCATTCCTCTAATATTTCTCTTCCTTAATACCGCTGAAAGTTTACTCTTATTTTCTTGCTTTACTCCACCAGGTAAACCTACTCTTGCTAAGCCACTTAAAACAAAGTCACCACACTGTTCACATTTATATGAAAATGCATCTAGTCCTCTAACCACTTGGGGTTCTTCAATGTTACTTGAACAAATCGGGCATTGTTCACTCATCTCAATCACCACTTTCTAGTTTTATAACATAATATTACCATATCAATAATGACTTACCCATATGTTCTATTTTGTGTAACTAAGCCAAGCGCTACAGCCCTTGATATTCATAGCTTTATAACACTTCCTCTTTTGAGTTACACAACACAATAAAAATGAGTAACTGTATAGAATTAAAAAGAAAAAAGCAATGATTAGATTTTAAACCTAGTCATTGCTTTGTCCATTGCATCTTGATTTACTCCTATATATCGTAATGTTACCCGTTGACTTGAATGATTAAATATCTCCATTAGCAAGGCTATATTCTTTGTCTGCATGTACATATGGTACCCGAATGTTTTACGTAGTGTATGTGTTCCAATCTCATCTAAGCCAAACTCTGCTGCTGTGGTACTAAGGATTTTATATGCCATACTTCTTCCTATTGGTCGATTCTTTCCTTGTCTGCTCTTGATTAGATATTCATGATCTTCCATCTCTTCGATATACCATTTTAATTCTCTTCTTAATGCTGCAGTAATCTGAATTCGTTTCTGCTTACCTGTCTTCATTTCACGCATTGAGATATGGCTTCCCTTTAAATCTCCAATCTTCAGTTTTAGAATGTCACTAATACGTAGACCTGTATTAATTCCCATTACAAACAAGATATAATTACGCTCACTCTTTTCTTTTAAATACTCTTTAATTTGTTGTATTTGCTCTGGATCACGTATTGGCTGAACAAAATTCATTATTCAATCCCTCCAGTTTCTTCTGTCTCGTAAACTTCTAATCTAAGAGCAAAAGCTAAATTATAAAACGCCCTGGACTTCCAACGGCGATATGTACGTTCAGTCATTCCAATTTCGTTATAAATCATATAATCGCATACATCCTCTTCTTCTAAATAACGTTTACTAATAATATCTCTTTGAATTCTTCCGGCATTGCTATTACCTAAACGATTTAAAAACTGATCGATACGAAATGACATTTTCTTAATCCACTCTTCTCGTTCACTTTGTTGTATATTAGCCATCGCTACATCTTCTAATGGCTTTCCAACATCATTTGTAGGTCCGTGATATCTAATTTCATAAGAAGGAGTGACTTTCATTTCTTCACGCATCATTCCAAACTGTCTATATAAACGTACATTTTCGAGAACACCTTCTAATTTTTTCTGTGTTGTTACTCTATCAATTTTTGGTAAGAAAGATAATTGTATAGTCATGTAAGACCACTCCTTTTTATTTTTAAATTACTTTTGTCTTATAGCTCCACGTCTACGTTCATAACAAGGTCTATGCATCCCCATTAAATTCTCAATTTCACGAGTGCTTAATTTCTCTTTTCGTTTTTTCTTATTTTTCTTCTTAGCTTGTTTTGATTTCTTTTTCCATTCGCGTAACTGATCTTTTAGCACCTTCATTTCCCCATCTCCCTTTTCAAAAATAAAAAGGACACCTATCCCTAAAACAGCTTTGATTACCGCTTTAACGAATTGGTGTCCTCTAGTTTTCTAGCCGGACTATATTTACTTTTCATTCACTTTAAATTTAGTCATTTCTGTCATAAAAACAGTAATGTTTTGAGGTGTTCCGGTAACAATTATCTGTCCTACATCAACAGTCACTTCATCTTCTTTTCGAGATAGGTTTATTATAGTTTCAGGCTTCTTATTAATGATTCTTAATTTGCTTAGTATTTTAAAGGTTAGTTTCTTCATATAAATTTCTCCTTTTCTATAAGAGGATTATTTTGTTCAGTTTTCTACTGATAGATTAATTGCTCCAGCTTGATCTAAACTTACTAACAAACTTTCTGAAACTGCCTTTGCCATCCCATTTGTGGCACATGCGATTTCCTTACCTTCTACAAAGATTTTTACCCAATCACCGTCATATTCGATTTTTACTTCTTTCATTTTTCTTCCCCCTCATCAAATGGTCCGATATCTTCCCCAATAGCCCCTAAATAATTCTTACGATCCGTCTCCCAACAATTACGGCACATCTTTTCACCTGGTACAAAATCCAATAGATGCGGTCCGCGTAATTCTTTTCTAATTTCACCACACCATCCGCATTCTCCACCGTTCTCATACTCTGCCATAATCTTATTTAATTGACCTTCTGGAATACTTACATACCCAATCTGTTCCGCACACGCTAACTCGCCTGTATCGTATTTACTAGGCATCCCATCATATCCATAAGACTCCATATAATCATCTGTCATTTTGTTTAAATCGATTACCAATTTGTCATCAATAATTTTTAATCGTAATGTAGCCATTTCCCTCTCCCCCTCTGAATAAAACTCAATATTTCGTCAATACTGTAGACACATGGTTATCCTTTCTCTGTTTTCCAGTACCCGAGCAGTTAGCTTTTGCTAGCTGTTCTTTTTCTGCAAGTACATCCCATCAATAATTACATCTTTTTCAATCAGTTCTTCTTCCTCCACAAGACCATTACGAACTTTATCAATCGCCTTATCTGCATCAGATGCTTCAACATACGCTTCATACGACTTCGTTTCAGTGAATTCAACACGATATCTTTCCATATCCATTCCCCTTTTCTACAAAATGAAATTTTTATACTAATCTTCCTCAAGTACCGCAACCGTTAAGTAGTTCCTAGCCTTCTTCCGCTTTGCTAACTTCCTCTGATATGCTGGTGTTGTATAATAACGAACCGTTGCAGGAAGTACGCCCATATGTTGAGCGCATTCCTTTGCAGTTCCAATACATACGAATGATTCACCTTTATAAACGACGTACTCCTTTAAGTTCAATATTTAACTCTCCTTTTCACTAAAATGAAGTTTTTGTTTAGTTTTTTAGTAACTCTGGATGTTCATAGATGTTGCCGATTACTTCTCCATCTTCTATATACATCAAATGAAGTCCATATAAATATTCATCATCTCTGAAAAGCTGAAACATTCCGCTATAAAACTTAACAACCAGATTTTCAGGTAATGGTCCGGCGTTTTCAAAAGTTAACTTATTTACTCTTACAATATCCCCTTCATAAATCTCTTTGCCGTTTTTATCTTTTAAGCCTGTATATTGCATTAAATCAATGCGACTTGTTATATTCAATCCTTCGTAATAAATTTGACCGTTATTCGGGTTAAATGAATATCCGTTGTTATGAAGACTGATCCAACATTTCTTTTCTTTATGCCAAGCGCGAAATTTATTCTTTTTCATTCCCGTTCCCCTTTTCTAATAAAATAGCGTTTTTGTTTAAAATAATATCTTTAAATCAATTGGACACATTTACCGGTTTGTTTACCACAACATTCATGTTAAAATCCCTTGTGAATATGGCATAACTCAACCTTTTGAAGCCCTGTAACATTTCCTGCGGGGCTCTTTTTTTATTTAAATTAACGATTTTGTTCACTTTTTTGATACATTTATGAAACATTCATGTGCTATCTTCAGTAAGTCCTTTTAAAAACAGAAAGATTTATTATGTAAGAAGCCCTAGTCCCCTCTAGGGCTTCTTACATTTAAATAAAGATTTTATACAATTTCTATAGCTAGTTTTTTCTTTTTCTCAGTTAAGTATTTTGACTTCACTGTCTTACGATCTACAGGAAGTACTTTACTTGCCATAAACGAAACTTCGATATCAGTTCCTTTTAATACGATATCCGTATACTCTAAAATTTTGTATCTTTCTCCTTCACAATCAAACGTCCTTCCTAATTGGACATGTTCAAAGCTGGCATCATATTTATATTGAACATAAGCTTCTTCCAAACCATATTCAGGGTGCGCCGCCTGCTTCGAAATAAAGTTATGATTCTCCATATCCTGCACTGTGTACCATATAGAAATTTGATTTCCTATGATTTGAAAATTCTCGATGCCAATTATTAAATAAGGTTTCCCTTTGTACTCTGTGATTTCCCCAATTCGTTGAGGTGCTCGGAATAATTTAGTAGTTTGTTTTATAGAAGTAATTAAGCGGCCCATACTGCCATATTCACCTCCTACTTACCAAATAAGAATTTTGTTTAAAATTCATTAACCTTATTGATTCCTTTGCATACAGTATTATCACAAAGAAATTCACAGGTTTCTCTGGTCCAGTTACCTTGAATTTCTTGCAGACCTTGAGGAAAGAATCCTTTTATCAAAAAGGGTTCTTTCCTTTATTCGTTATAAAAGAACTATTTTATGAAGCTTTTAAATATCCGATTTCCCTTGCATATTCACGCATCTTTACCATTCCTTCCTCTGACCAACCCCAATGAGTACAGTACAATCCTCCATATCCATTTTTACCGCTCGAATTATCATTACCGAAAATAAAGTCCGTGAAATCTCTGATTAACCCCCACATAGTTCCTCCACCAGAGAAATTATGTTCCTGTTTCTTGTTCATATAAGAACTTCTTGTCATACGCATTGGAACATTCGTGCCGTGGTCAATGTACCAAAGGTTTCTACCATCATGCTCAAAGTGTGCTGTTCTATCCTTGTAACGAAAGAACTCTCTCTCATGATCTGCAAGATACTTAATAAGTAAATTCACAATTTCAATCCGTTTTTGCTTGTCCATTTCCCATTCCCCTTTACGAATAATCTTTTTTCACATTACACATACTATCCTCAAGTCAGTTACACTCTTTCAATCCAGAGCCTTCCCCTCCGGATTGTTTAGGCACACGGCAGGTAACTTAGTCAATTACCTGCCATTTTCTATTCAAATAACGCTTTTGTTTAGTTTTCAATTAGCACTAACAAGTCATAATTCGATTCAATAAATTCCATGCATAATTTTCTGTTCACGTCGTTTCCTAAGCGATTGTAAATCAATAACATTTCTTTTTTTATAAAGCTTGTCCCTAATAGCTGATTAAAGCTTTTTAGGATTTTTCTAGACTTATAATCGCTTAAACTTTTACTAATTGGTCTAGATAACCAAGCGAACATCTTACATATAAAATCCATATGATTTTCTACATCTTCTAATCTGAAATAAAGGTTGCTTCTAGGGTCAAATATCAATTCGTTACTACTATTTACAAAAGCCTTTGGGAAAAATCCCTGTGTCTTCTTTACTAAACTTTGTACCTCTTCATTCATTTCTCGTTCCCCATTTCTGTACAAAATTCAAATTTGGTCCTACTTCACGTCAACACGCTTTTGACTTGCTTCTCGACTAAATCCATCTGGGTATCTTGTTGCTAATTTAGATATATTCATTTGAGCGATATCTTCTAAGGTATATCCCATTTCGTGAGACATGATTGAAATGTAGTACAAGATGTCTCCTAACTCTAAAGCCAACTTATGAGTATTCCCGTTCTCTTCCCCTAGGCAATGAGCCGGATCAAATCCATGACCATGAAAGATAGCTTTTTTTACGATATCAGCAACCTCACCAGCTTCTCCCGTAAGCCCTAATGCTGCATTTAAAACACGTCCACCGAAATCGTTATTTGTATTCCATGTACGTAATGCCGCTTCTTGATATTGATCTAATTCACAAATTTGATTGATATTCATTACAGCTTGTCCACCCTTTGATTCACTAACTAATTTAGTTGTTGCATATACACCGTTTTCCATTTCTTTCATGTTTACTCGCTCCTTCAATAATTTAATTAAGAAACCCGTTTTTCTGTTTTTATCAAACTATTAAGCATGTACTCTAAACCAAACTGGTCTAGTATTAATGCTGCTAATTCAATTTGATGCCTGCCTAACTTGTTCGCTATATCTTCAATGCTGAACCGCTTCATCCATAAATCCTTGAAACGTTCTATATCTTTCTCTTTCCAAAGAAAGTCCATTTCCTCTAAAGTGATATATACATAAGGAGGTAACATACTTTTTGATTTACAACGCACTTTTTCGCTACCAATTTTCCCTAATCCAATAGAGCGTTTATGAATTTTGTACTTATCCACCTGATCTAAAATGAGAACCGCAATTTCAATTGGTTTTCTTTTAAGTTCTTTTACAATCTCAGCAAAACTACAGTTACTATTCCACAGCTCGCGAAAGTGAAACACCTTTCTTAAGTCCCAAAGGAAGTTCACTTCTTCCAATACCACATGAATTTTAAAATCGTTCATTTGGTACACCCCTTACACATGATAATTATTTTATCTTTTCAGTAAACTTAGTATCCACACGATCAACTTTACCGTTTACCCAAACAGCTACTTGCTCACCAAATCCGCTCATTGGTGGATTTACTGCTGTTACATTTCCGTCCTTCACTATTAAAAGTTTGTTGCTACTAACATCAATTTCCATTTTTTTCATATGTCCATCTCCCTTTTACTACCGCATGTACTCGACAACATCAGGTTTAAATCCACTTCCTAAATAAATCCGTACTGGAATTATTTCTTTTTTATCCCTTGCTGCCTTACACAATTCTTCCGCTGTTTCCCAGTTAAAAAGCTTATCTACAGCTCTTTGAAATCTCCAAATTGCCATTACATATTGTTCAAAGATGTCATAACGATCATCTTGTTTAGTTGTGCGTGGTAATTCATCCGTACCCTTTGCATTTCTTGGAACTTGGACACGAACATCTGCAAATGTAACGCGTCCAGTTCCTTTCTTTACGCTTGCTTTCATTACATCGAACTGACAAATTTCCGGTTCTACATCGAAAATATTGAGTTGTTTAGGCATTTACAATCCCACTCTTCTCAATAACACCCAGCAACTTACTTGCGCCTTCCTTACTTAAAAACATGCGACCATCTAGCAATTCCATGTTTGATTCGGAAACTTCACCCGTTACAAAGCATGACTTTTCATGTTTTCTTAAAACGATGTTTTCCCCTTCAACATGAAAACCTAATGCTGTACCTTCAGCAATCCCTAAAGTTCTGCGTAACTCTACCGGAATTACTACACGTCCTAGCTCGTCCACTTTTCTTGCAACACCTGTGTTTTTCATCTTTACTCCCCCTTGTTAGCTAACTTTTTGTTGTTGATTACGTTTTAACTCTTGCTTCATTGACTCAAATTTTATTAACCATGCTTCCCAGCGCTTATCGTTTTCTTGTTGCTGTTGCTTTGCCACTTCACAGTTACAACCTTCCGTTAGGGTTACGCCTGAATAAATTTCTTTACGAATAATTCCTGTATTACGGCATAATTTACACATTGTTATTCCCCCTTTTTGAAATTGCGTAATCTATAATTATCCCCATGCATTTCTAACATTTCAGCGTTTTCCATCATCCGACTAAAATCACGTTCTCCATACATTCCTGCTAATTCGTCAATTGTAAAATTAGTAGTGAATAAAGTGCTTTTACCTATACGACTGTCTACAATTTCATTTGTCTTCGTTTGTTTCCAAGTAACGCCTTCTTTATCTTTCTCTGTGAATTCTGCTCCAAAGTCATCGATAATTAAGACATCAACTTTTGCTAAAAGAGACATAAGCTTGTCCTCTGTCATTTCACTGTTTTTATTCCAAGTTGATTTAATTTTGGTAAATAGCTTATTCATTTGAATAAACATTGCACTGTGACCCTTTTTCATAAGTTCTTTAGTGGCTGCCACACACAAATGGCTTTTCCCTACTCCGTAATCACCCGTTATTATCATGCTTGTTGGTTCTTCTCTATTGAATGAATTAACAAAATCCATAATCGTTTCTTTTGCATCAGCCAATTCTTTTTTAGTTGGCACATAATTTTCAAATGTAGCTTTCTTGAGTTTGTCATTTATTAAGCTGTTATCAGCAAATGAATCATATAAATGAATGATTTCATTCTTCTTTTTTATAGCTAGTGTCTCTATAGCTAATTTCTGATCTTCTTTTTCTACCGATCTACATTGAGGACAAAATTCCTCATTCGTTTCTGTATCTATCAACATGCGTTTACTGCAAACGTCTTTAAATTTTTCTTTCCCTACTAAAAAGACATTCGTGCATCTATTAGGCGACAACATATATCTTTGACTAGCGTTTCTTGAAGTCGTATTTGTCGATGAAGCTACTATCTTTTTGATTGCTTGCATTAGTTGGACCTCCTTTGAAAATTCCTTTTCGTTGTACAGGCTTTTCATTTAAATAACTTTCGAATTTAGTTCCAAATAATGTGATAGGTCTTAAATATCCGCTCATTTCTGTATTATCAATCCACTGTGAAGTCTTAATGTCTATTACCTGTTGGAAATGAGTTAATCCGAACCCTTCTTTCCATCTTGCTTTGATGAGATCCTGTGTTTTCTTAGAGGTATATTTATAATTGGCTTTTGCTTTCGTGTTGAGATAATCAACAATCTCTTGATACGGAATAGATTGAACGATGTCCTGAGATTTTTCAGGACTATATTCTTTTTTTATTTCTTTATCTAAATCTTTATCTAAATCTTTATCTATGTCCGTGACTATAACGTGACCTGTCCCGTGACTGTCCTGTGACATACCCAATTTCAACTGTTTTTGCTTCGCTCTTTGTTTTTGTTTGCGCAATCTATCTTGTTCTTTAATTTGTTCTAACTTATCTAAACTCTGATGTTTTCCCCAATTAACAACATTAATGTAATGATTTTCATCGATATGAATCATTCCAAATTTTTGAAATGTGCTTAATGCCATCCGAACTGTATTCAATGGTCTATTAAAAATAGTGGCTAGCATATCTTCCGTATAAGGTATATTTTCATTTAGAAAGATGTACCCACTTGCATTTATCTTCCCTGCTTGCGCTAATAGCTTGACCCAAATTATTAGTAATGTGTCAGCTTCTGGCATACTCTCAATAATTCGGATTTTTTCATCTTCAAACATGGTAGTTGAAAGTTTAATCCATTTTACATTTACTTCAGACATAGTCATTACCTCCTTATGCAAACCGCAATATGTGCTTGTCCACTTTTGATAATTCGCTGAATTTCATAATGTGGATAACCAACTTTGAAATACTGTGCAATCATTTGTTTTAATTCATCTTTGTTCCTTTCTAACTCCCAGAACTTATTAGGTAATAGCACTTGATATTCAATTAAATCCATGTACTATTCCCCCACTTTCCGTGATATACTTATAACAACTTATTTTTTGAAAAGGACCCACTGCTATGGGTCTTTTTATTTTGTTCTACATCTTCCCATGCCCATGCTTTTATTGGCTCATAAGTGATGTAAAACAACCATGAACCACATGCGATTAACATTGCGAATATAGCTAATGATGTTGTGTCTTCCACTAAATCACCTCCTTAATGTTCTGATAACCATTGCAATAAAAACACTTTTACTTGTTGAGCTGGAAAATACCATTTCCCTCCTACTTTGTGCTTTGGAAATCTAGGATCAAAGAAGAATTCTTTTTGAATTGTATTCCATCCCATACAAGTTCTTCGCTTCAATTCGTTAGAGTCCCAATACACTAACTCAGCATCGATTTCTTTAACTTTTTCTTCGACTTTTGCTAGATAAAGATTTCTTACTTCTTTTTCATCAACTTGAACACTAATCATTTTTCGCCTCTCCTTTTCTATAAAATTTAATTTTATCTATTAAGAAACATAATCATCTAATGAACTAGGTCTTTCTGGTGGATACCATCCTGCGATAAATCGCATAGCATTTTGATAATATTTTCTTGGGATTTTATCGTATTTAGCTACACCGAAATGTCTTTTCAGTGCACCATAGATTCCTTGATACGATGCGTTATCATAGCCCTCGTTTCTAAGTTCAAAAACACGTTGTTTTACTTTACGCTGTACTGCTCCTTTGTTTTGTTCGGTAAGCCATAGCTCGTTATCTACTAGAAGTTTCATTTTGTTCATTTCTTCTTCCGTATGATCTTGTCGTGATTTAATTTGTTTTAATTCAGTCATACTGTGGATAATTGCATCCTCAACACTTTTCGGTTGTTGCTGTAATTTCTGAATATGTTCTTTTATTCGCTTAAACTCTTGTAAGAACTTAATTTTCATTTTCATTGCCTCTGGTGTTATGTAGCTCATTGCGACAATCGCAAATGCATCTTCTGTAAGATTGAATTTTGGATACCATTGTTTATTTTGATAATGCTTATATTGGGTACGCTCAAAGTTGAGCTGACTCCATTCTGTTTCATTCGCCTCAATTAACTTTTCTAGTTGGACCTCGATATCACGCATTACGTTTTTATGTTCTTTTCCAAACATTTGAGCCATTGTCAAACTATCCGTAACCACCTGATTTCTTTCCATAAAAACAAACTCACTTACTGGATATTGCAATGTTTGTAATTGATTCATTTTCTTTTTCCTCCATCCCCTTATTCACTCTCGAAACGCGAGTGGGATTATAAAAAAAATTATCTACCGATACATCAAAGAACTCCGCAATTCGCATAGCTATATTCCATCTTGGATTCTTCTTTCCTTTTTCAATTTCACAATAATAGTTAGAAGAAATATCTAGAATTTTAGCTATTTCTAATTGCTTAAGACCTTTATCTTCGCGCAATTTGATTAACCATTCTCTTTTCATGTTTACCTCCGATGTCGTATGTTTGATTTTAGTATACTCGCGTTTCGCGAATAAGTAAACGTTTTTTTGTTTTTTTTTGAAATAAAATAAATTCGCGTAGCGCGAAAAAAATATTGATTTTGTTCTGTGAAATGTTATCTTTAATTAAAGGGAGGTTTTATATATGAACATAGGGGAACGTTTAAAGTATTTAAGAAACAAACAAAAATGGACTATGAAAGATATTTCTTCCAAATTAGGAATAGGAGACTCAACCTATAGCGGATACGAAACTAATTATAGAAAGCCAGACGCTGAAATGATCTGTAAATTAGCTGACTTGCATAATACAACAACTGATTATATTTTATGTAAGACTGATGATCCAACATTAGAAAAAACAACATCTTCTAATATTAAGGATTTCTTTGATAATCAAAAATTGCATTGGGACGGAAAAGAATTATCTGAAGATGATGTAGAGAGCCTTAAAGATTTATTAGAAGTTGCGGTCAAGCGAATGCTTAAATAAAGAAAAAGGATTAGCAAGATGCTATTCCTTTTTTTAGTTGGAGATTTTTTTGAAATGATTGCAATTCAACCTCATTCAGTAATCCTTGCTTACGTAATTCTTCCAACATATAAATTACATCTACATTCACATTTTCGCTCCCCAATAATACTTGTATCATTTGTTTAACCTGTATTTCTACCCCTTTATTCATCACAATAATTTCCTCCCTTATTAATTGGTAATGATTAGGTGTCGATTTTTTGTTATTCAACTAAAAACCAACACATCTTGAAAATTACGAAAGAGGCTGCGAAATCGCAACCTCTAACTTTTTATTAACTATTTTATTTTTATTATTAAAGCCCACCAGGCTCAGACATCATATATTGTACTTGTTGTTTAACTGGTTGTTCTTTACTTTCATTAGTTGCTGCCCCTACATTCAATGATAGAGTTAAAGCACTCATAATACATAAAACTGCTAGACTAATTTTTTTCATCCTCATCCCACTTTCTTTTCTAATGATGCTAACACACGCTTTACAGCATTAGCATAGTGATAGTTTCCTACCCTTTCAAAGCGCTTCAAAGACTCTCTTAATCCCAGTATATCATTGTTAATTCTGGAAATATAGTACATTGTGAACGGAGAATCCAGTTTTCTTTCCCTAGCTAATTCCTCAAACATTTTTAGCGCTTTATTCTTATCTCCATATAAGCCTTCATAATATGCAACTTCAGATAAATCAATACAAGAAAAATCTATTTTATCTAAATTAAACCCGTTATCGATATACAGAAAAGCAAGTGTAGATTGAAAAGACTTATACTTTCTACTATCTTTCGAAATCCCATTTTCGATTAAATATTTTAGACTTTGTAATAAATATTTTTCTGCCTTCAAAACATCAGAAAACAGATAACTCTCTCCGAGCCCACATAAAGCCGTTGCCTTTATGATAGGTGCTTCTAATTCAGATTTTAATATTGCATCACATTTAATTCTGCATGTTTCTAAATCTTCGTTAAACAAATTTATGTAGGCACTTCGAACATTGTAATGTATCTCATGACAAGATTGTATAAATGCATTCTTTATAGTTATTAAGTTCTTCTCTACTTTATCTGAATAAGGAAGCATGGCTCTGTAGTTAAAAATATCGTACATCGAAAAACTGTATAACATATTTACTAAAACTTGAACTTCTGGATCATTTGCAAACATAACTTTATCCATGTCATCAATTAAAGATTGTCCTCGTTTAACATTTTGATTTCTGCAATTAAATAACTTGTAGATTTTAAAGTATTTCCTTAAATGAATATTTTTTTGATGTTTCTCTATAAGCTTATCTATAACCTCATACTCACCAATTCCTTGACAATAACATAATGCTTTGCGAATGTTTAAATCCCCCGAACACAGCATGATAAATTCATTAAGAATCTCTTTTCGTTCCTCCATATCTTCAAAAAGAATTGAAGCTACAGGTAAAAACTTATCAAATTTCATTTCTGAAGTTTTACCACTTACTGCATCCGTTATTACTACGCGATCTACTCCAGTTTTCCGTTCGATATCTGGGAATGTTAATTCCCTTCTCTCAGATTGTTTTTTAATACGTTTCATTAACTCTTCCACAATAAAACACTTCCCTTTCCTGAACACAGGACGCCATTCTAACAATATTTTTCAAGTTGGAAACGAAAATACGAGAAGGGAATATCTTAATTTTGTGTTATACTTGGATGTGACTCGTATGTGGCAAGTGTTTCCTAAGTCGTAGTTAGGGAACGGTTTAAGAGGCGGTGTGAGAGTCCCTCTTGAACACGCTCATATGGGTCTTTTTCGTTCGTTATAGTTATTTTAATACTATCACGAATTTTTACAATTTTAACAAAACAATTATTAATCAAATGTTGAGAAACTTTTTTTATCGCTATAAATCAACATTTAGTTGTATATGCAATTTTGCATTTCATGTATTAAAGCCCCATATGCATATATTACCACTAATCAGCCAAAAACAGAACACAAGTTCTCGTTTTTAACTGATTATTATCGGAAAACCAATCAAAATACAAATACTGATTGTTTTACAATCAATTATAGTATGTTTAATACTTAAAGACTATACTCGAATTATGAAAGCGTTAGAATTGTTTGGTCAAAATTTAAAGAAGCTTAGAAAGTCTAAGGATTTAACACAAGAACAACTCGGTGAACAACTAAACCTCAGTCGAAATCAGATAAATAATTACGAGAATGCAATGTTTGAACCGAGCATGGAAACACTTCTTCAAATCAGTTCGTTTTTCAATGTATCGTTAGACCTACTATGTAATGGTTATAACAATACAAATGACGTATTGTTGCGTAACACTCTCGAAGAAGTTCAACAAACGTTTGCGGCGTTAGAAGAACCTAAACGAGAGCGTTTTTGCAAACAACTCGTATTTTATTCTAAAGTCTTAGCCGAGACTGACGAATTGTTATGATTTGATTTTAGAAGAAATCATTTCCAAATTCAAATTGTAAAATTTTCTTTCTTTTACAAAATAAAGAAGAGAGGGCATCGATCCCTCTCTTCTTTTATTTTTACAGTAATTAGGTTGTCATGGTATTATTCTAATTAAGTTCGGCAGTGACATATCCCATATCAGGTGCTATGTCACAAATACAAAGGAGGATATCATATGGCAACTTTCAGAAAGCGGGGCAAAAAATGGGAATATCGACTCCGATATGTCGATAAAACTACTGGAAAAAAAAGAGAAATAAGTAAAGGTGGATTTGATTCTAAAAAAGAAGCTACCTTTCATGCCAATGAACGAGAACGTCAATTATTCCATGGAATGGATGCGAGTAGCAAAAAAACGCTATTAAGTGAGTATTTAATAGAATGGCTAGAGACGTACAAAAAAGGGAAAGTCGGTCAAAGCACTTATATTCTTCACAAGAATAATATCAATAAGCACATCGTTCCGTATTTTCAAAACATCAAATTGGCTGATATAAATAAACTTGAATACCAAAAATTTATTAATCACCTTATTAACAAAGGTTATTCAAAACGTACAGTCAAAATTATTCATTCAACAATGTCTAACTCCATAAAACGTGCTATAGATTTAGAAATGATTTACAAAGATTTCACGAACAAAATTCTAATTGCTGCAGATCGTTTCAATCAGCATTCTAAAAAAGAAAATTATCTAACAAAGGAACAAGTATCAAAATTATTGAATGTGGCTCATAAAGATAAAATGATTTATTATGCATACTTTTATACCTTAGTAGAGACTGGTATGCGTAAAGGTGAAGCAACGGCATTAGAGTGGGATATAAATATTGATTTAGATAATAAAATGATTCATATTGATAGAACTATAAATTATCACGCTTATACTCCTACAGGACAGAAGAACAATAAAGATTTAATAGGTAAAACTAAAACCTATGATTCTGTGCGTTCTATTACTATTTCAGATAGACTGGTCTCTGTGCTTAAAACATTTAAAAAGTATCAGAATGAGTGCAAATTAAAATTAGGCGCTAAGTATGATAAAACTTTCGATTTTGCATTCACGACTTCAGGTAAACCACTAACAAAATCAACATTAAAAAATGTTTTAGATCGCATTCTAAAAAATGCTGAACTGCATCAAATTAGTGTTCATGGATTAAGGCATACTCATGCTGTACTTCTTTTAGAAGCTGGGGTTGAAATGAAATATATACAAGAAAGATTAGGACATAAAAGTATCGAAATTACTTCTGATATTTATTCACATGTCACACCTAAAGTAATAGAAAATGAACAAAGCAAATATGAAGCTTACGTGGGGCAAGAATTTATTTTCTAG